GAAGTGTATTAGTATTTCCTGCTTGGCAAAGTCATAGTGTATTTCCAGTTAAAACAGGAGAAAGACATAGTTTACCTGTATTCTTTTATGGAAGACCTTTTGTTTAAGACTTCAACCAAATAATAAAGAAACCTACAATGCCTGCAATCCAGGTCATCCATACGTCATCGTATACGAAGACTGTATATATTAATTCCATAGTGACAAAGGGTAATAGTAAAGATAATAATATTGTAATAACTGCTAATATACCACAACAATAGTAAAAGTTATTTTTTAGGGTTTTCATTGTTCCACATAATCAATAACATTAATACTAATATAAAAGGGATTGATATCAATATTAGATTTATAATTAAATCCATACCAATAAGCTAACATATAAACAAGTTAAAGTCAAGCCTTACCTAATACAACCTAGGCCTGCTTTCCAGGTATAGAAAAATCCTCCAAGGAAAAATATAGATAAAGGCTAATGCTAATGATTGTTATTGCATTTATAGATTAAACCTGGCCACCACCACGGCAATAGCGCTAACATATATGAAAAATTTTTGTGATTCGGTCCAGTGGCCGATTCAATATAGCCTTTAAGGGTTAAGGTCTATTGTACTACCTCTATGTACTACTGCGCCTGTTGTGTTTGATGTCTTACTGCCGGCCACATCTTCTTGTTTATTCCCATCCACACTAATAGTATAATTACCACCTACTTTAACATTGTAATCACCACCTGCATTTACATTAATACGGCCATCTTTAGTTACCATATTAATATCTCCTTGATCTACTTGTATATTAATATTGGCCTTTGGTCCTATGTGTATATCGTAATTGTTATTTTCTTCTCCATCTTTGTTAATGAATATTTTATGTCGGCCATTAATAGTAATATCGGAGTTTCCTTTAATGTTTGTGTGGTGTGTGCCTGCGATTAAATTGTAATTATCATTGGCCACTTTGGTCACCAGGTCACCGTTGTTGGTCATTTCATAAGAAGTACCAGAAGTGTGGCGTTCATGTATTCTATAATAATTTGTTCTTACCTCTTCGCCGTCAATAATTTCTATTGTATATGAATCATCGTATTCTTTTATATGGCCTGACTCGGATTCAAATACGTGGTTATATGGGTAAACGGCATTGTAAGTGTGTGGTGTTATTTCTTCTCCTTCTTCGGATAAAACACCAAGGCCATCGTATTGTATTTTAGGTTCTGACCAAGAAGTACTATCAGAGGCCAGTATTTCCGATCCATCGGCCGCCGTGAGTAAATCAAAATCGGCCGTTGCAATAGAAACCCAACCTTCGCCAGGTTTACTTTTATCTAAACGATTTAAAACTCGGGCTGTTAAACTGCCATGCTCCTTTGTAGTATCGTGAACGGCCAGTCTATTGGTGTCCGTTTCATTAATGTTGCGAGGATATACCGACTTGTGGTAGTTGTCGTCATCTTCATTATCTGTAGAATAATCCTCAATGGCCTTGTCTTCAATATCCTCATCGGATCTCCTAATCGGGTCATTAAAGCCCACGTCAGGATTGCCGTAGAGTTTCGGTTTACCTGGCATACTGCCACAAATAATTGGCTCCTGGTTACCACTGTCTCTAAAATATCCCCATACCCAACTGCCTTCAACTAGAAAACTCGGTGAAGTTCCTAGACCAGAAATACCTGGTGAGGCCGTTGATAACATTACAGTTGCCCACGGTAAATCGGCCGTAGGTAATTCGGCCTTGTTGTCTGTATGAAAACCTAAACACCTAACTCTTAAACGGCCTGTTTTAATTGGGTCTAATCTGTCCTCTACTACACCACAAAACCATGTAAACTCTGTATTCTTTCCTATAAATTTGGCCATTGTCTTAAATATTTTCCGATATATGTTTGTTTTTAATTACTTCACTATACGTCATTTCTGCCTATTCTGTTCCTTTGTACGCAAGAGGCCATTATAACACTGGCACACCTTACATTTACAATATATGTCTGATAAGGCCTGCGTATTGTTATTTATTCGTTGGCCAATACTCTTCCCTATGGAATAGGCATGCGCTAGCATGACTTTAACTCTGCTATACACTATGGTGTATGTTCTCTGCATTACCTGAAAGGATTTAACAAAGGCCGCCTTGAGCATATTATCTATGTGTCTATAAGGGTTGTTCTCTTTATTATACATTGTCATATTCTTTGTTTCTTAATCTTGTCTTTAATTATATAAGCATTACTCTCTCGTCATGGCCTCTTATATGGCCTCCATTAATATATCTATCGTCAAAGCGAGCGGAGCGGTCGGAAAACTCGGAGATTCTCTAAGCCTATGAGAGAAAATCAGGTTTATCTCCTTTACTTGCTTCATTTACTAGTGCGTCATCTAAATCATATTGCAATACGTTTGTGGCGTCGGTGTTTTCCCTATTTGTAAAGGTATCTATAGTCTCTACTGGATATGGTGTTCTAACGGCGTCCTTAACGCATTGGATCGCCATTGAGTGACTATCCTTCGTAGTATCTACTCGGTGCCTAATCTTCTTAACCAGGTATCTTCCAGACATATATGGATCATTATCTAAAGGGTTATCAACACCTGGTGGTTCATATGACGGAATCTCTAGTGCAACTACATCGCCAGCGGATAATCCTGTGAAACCTCTTGCTGTGAGTGATACCTGCATTGAGGCGAAAGCCAATCTTTGTGATAATCTCTTGGCCATATTATTACCTGAAGACGATTCAAAATCATTATGTATTTTACTTGTTGTTGATTTTAAATATACAGCGGCCTCTGAATAATCACTAAATTGTTTACCATGATAGTTTATCATTGGCGCCATTGATTTATCATCTGTTTTACCACCATTACCATCATGCTCTGTATGGTAATTATTCTCAAACTCCATATTATAATCATAATCATTTATTGAGTATGTCTTATCCATTAAATTGTGTGAAATAGTTCTACTTGCAAATACACCATTCCTTAAATTCTTTATTGTGTCATATTGGTTATCTATTGAGAAACTATTAACTGTTTGCATTTCTTGTATGATATTGGTAATACCTGTACCACCTTTAACTGATCTTGGTTTCTTTTCAAACCTTGCAACGGCAGGTCTAGCCGAACCATCTGTAATCGCCAACATATTTTCTAAACTTCTAAATCTATATCCGGTACTGTCTTCATAGAATAAGAAACCTGCATTAGCAAATCTACCTGACTCTGCATTATTGCATAGACCATCAATAAATTCAAACGGCCTTAATCCTGTTGGTATATACTTACGAGTACCTTTTGTTTCTTCTACTATTAATGTCTTATTGGATTCTAAATCTTGTCTGAATATATTCATTATCATTTGATCTATATTACCTGACATGGCACGGTAGATTTTCTTCTTCTCATTTGTTAATATCTCTTTGGAAGAAAAATGTAAAACATAAATTTGTGTTCTTGGACTTACCTCTTGTCTACCTGATATTTTATAGATGTACATAGGGTGGCCGGTCACCGATGTAAAATCAAAACCTTTTGATATACCAGGTGTGTTCAGTTTAAATTCTATTCTTTCAAAGCCTGTTAATGGTAGGTGATTAGGAACATTTTGGTTATCTACAATTACTACATTACCAGATAAACCTTTGGTAAATATATCCTCGTATATGTTGATTTCCATTATTTGTGATCTGACACTGAGCTTCCTTGGCTCACTGCCACCATCGGAAGATACATAAGATATCAATTGTACATCTGATAGTACAAATTGTCCTGCTTTAGTTAATGTGTCTGCATTTATTTGATCGTACATAATTATTCATTTATCAATCTGTCAAATTCTTCCAATAACACAGGTAAGAAACTTGCGTTTAGTAATTTGATTTTTCTTCTTTGATCTTGTATTCTTTGTTCATATTCTCTATTTGAAACTGATTGAGCACCAGGTTCCGTACTGTTAACCTCTATCATATGTGAATAGTCATTTGATTTTGTTGGACCACTTGATTGTGCCTTTTCATAATGATGTATTGCGTCTGGATTGGTATACTTTTCTTTAACAAAAGTTTCAAACGCTCTGAAATCTAAAGGCCAATCATAAAATCCATCTTGACTTCCATTTGTCATTAATATTACCCAATGATATTGAGGATCGCCAAAATGTTTCATTGCTGTATCTTCAGGTCTTTCTCCATTTGGTACATCATACTCTTGATATAAACTTGCTTCGTCAATTACCTTTTGTCTTATCTTAACACGTTTAAATATATTGGTAACCTGTTTGCTTGTAATATTATCGTTAGAGTATACACCTTTTGGAAACTTTTCAAAATATGCCATATTAGAATCCCTCCGCTACTGTATGTTTAGTCATAATTTCTGTTTCGCCAAACTCTAAATCCATTTTTATAATAGTTGGTGGTGCGCCTCTTTCATCTGGTATTAATGATGATACAACTCCTTCGGGTGCATAATCAATAGTACATCCTTTTAAAACACAACGACTAACTCTTGGTAAATATGAGTTCTCATTTTCTCTGTACATATATGTTATTTGAAATTCAGATGGTGTTGTGAAATATCCACCTTGAATACCATTAGATTGTTCAGGCAACATATGAAATCTAAACAATTGTAAAATTTTGTGTACTTGATCATTTTCTTTTTCATCTTTTGGTGCAAATATAAATGGAAAATTAAATGATCTAAATGGTACAGATTGGAATACCATTTCTAAATTTTGGTTCTTTGCTTGACCTAATGCTTTGTCTAATACTGCTCTACTATTTTCAAAACCTGGTATTATACCAGCAGCTCCAAAGGCCGCTGACTTCACTACTTCCCCAACTAGTTGACCGCCTTTAACACCGGCTGTTTTTATTTTATCCATCCAACCACTTTCGTTCATAACAGAACCAATAGCTTGACCTAAATCACCTGCTAAACCTGTTGGCGTATCTTCATAAGCGGCACTATAACCAAATTTCATTGCCTCTGCTGGTGTATATAATATAATACTATCTGAAATATAATTATGTGTACCAGACAAGGTAGACTGTAAACCAGAAGATGTTGATCTTAATCTGTTGGATTGGGTTATGCCTCGTCTTTTTATGTTTGCTATATTAGTTCTTGAACCTGAGCTCTTATCTTTGTCCATTTGTGTTGGACTTCCACCAACATTTGAAGCGCCTCCTGATAAGTTTCCATCCTGAAAAGTCTGTTGTTTAAATTTGGATGCCTTGTGAGATACAATATCAAATATAACATAATGTCCGGCACCTAAATTAGATGTTTCATTTGGATAGTATACTGTACCATAATTATATGGATTATTTACAGACTCCATATGTGACATAGGTCCTGTTGTTCCTATCTCTAACGGAGATTTATTTAATAGTTTGGCAGCCACTTTCGTAGTCTGACCTTGTGAGGCAAAGGATAGTTTACTAGCAATAGAGCTAGCAACCATTGTTCCTATTTTACCTTTGATTACATTTGCTATCTTGTTTGTCCAAGCCATATTTAATTCCTTTATATATACTGTATATTTATAACGGATATGAAGAAATCTTTTAAAGGAAAATACAAACCAACCAACCCTAACAAATACGTTGGCGATCCAAATAATATTATATACCGTTCTCTATTGGAGAGGCGTATGATGGTATATCTGGATAAGAGTGATAATATAGATAATTGGGCAAGTGAGGAGTTACCAATTAGATATTATAGTCCAATTGATAATAAATGGCATAGATATTTTCCAGACTTTATTGTAAAGACCAAACAAGGTAAAAAGTTATTGGTTGAAGTTAAACCATCACGTCAATGTATCCCACCTAAAAAACCAACTAGCAGAAAGACCAAGTCTTACATGCGTGAGTCATTAGAATATATACGAAATAAAGCTAAATGGCAAGCCGCTACCAAATACTGTAAAGATCAAGGTGCTGAATTTAAAATTATTACTGAAAAGGATTTGATTAATTAATCCCAACGTGAGGTTGAGGTATTGATTATAGTATCGTCAGCGTCATTAATTACAACACCAACTGTAGCTGCATTGTTGCTAGTTGAAGATTGAACAACATTGTTAATATTATTCATTACATGGCCACGAGCCTCTAAACCTTTTTTAGAAGCGTTATTAGCTTTATTAAACTCTGTTAATGCGTCATTTTGTAGTTTTAAATTATTAAAAGCTTCATTGTCTTTTGTAAAATTTAATCTTTTATTTAAACCTTTTTCAGACGCTTTTAGTTCACTTTCTATTGTAGGTATATCACCATCTCCACCTTCATTTGCTAAAATGGCAGCTTGTTCTTCTTTTAATAGAGCTAATTCTTCTTTTAATTTTTTAACTTGTTTTTCTCTGGATTTTCCAAAAGCTGTTCTATTATCTCCTTCAGCCATCATTTTTTCGTGTTCAGCTATTTTTGCTTCAGTTTTATTTATATCATAGCTCTTTGATTCTGCGCTATCCTCATCTACTAAACCTAATTTCTTACCTAACCATGAATTTCTAAACCAATCCATCAATTTTTTGAAGAATTGAGCAATTGCTTTTATCTTTGTTGCAACAAAACCAATAGCACCAATTACCAATGCAAATTTAGCAATCAATACTAATCTAGCAAGTGAGAAGAAACCACTTACTGCTCTAATACCTTTAGCTAAACCTTTAAATGCTTTTAAGAATATACCACCAGTTAAGAAGTTCATTAGTTTACCGCCTTCTTTACCTTGTTCTTTAACCTGACCAAAAGCGTCACCCATAGCTTGAAATGGTTCCAAAAATGACTGTTTCATCATTTCTAAAAACATAGGCAATTGTTTCTTACCAGTATTAACAGTAGTTTGAGGTGTGCTTATATCATCTTTCTTTTTTTCTTGAAGTTCTTTTAGTTTTGCTAACTCAATAGAATTTGCTTGTAATTTTTTCTTTGTCGTTGCCTGATTTTCATCTTTACCAAACATACGTGTTTGTAGTTTGGCTGCGTCACGTTTTATTTTTGTTTCTAGTGTTAATATTTTTTTTTCTCTTAATTTTATGGCCTTTTCTTCTCGTTTTATTTCATGTTTAGATAATATCTGTACCTCTTTTGTCGTCTGATTAATACGTGCAACAACACCTTGCTCTCTTAATTTCTGTACAGTTGCCTCTGACTTAACGGCCTTTTCTTCTCTTTGTTGTAATAGTTTGGCCAAGTCTTGATTGTAATCTCTTAAATCTAAACCTAAGCCTTCTACCAATCTTTCTAACTTTCTAATTACTTTTGTAAAGTTATTAATAGGACCTTTCTCTAAATCTTTTGTTAAGTTATTAACCATTTGAGGTATATTAGGTACAATAGACTTGGTAGCACCTTTTATTGCCATGCTAGCCTTAGCCATTATTGCTTTACCTAAAACATCAATTGCGATTTGAGTTTGGTCGTCTGCTGTGTTATCTAAACTTGGTAATGCCATATTTCTATTTGTTTATTTTTTTGCAAGTTTCTTTATCAGCTGGATGTTCTTTTTCAGTTAACCATATATAAGAATAAACTATATGGTTTTCTTTTTCCATACATTTCTTACCGAAAGTTATTTGTTTTCCAGAACATGCCGTCATAAAAACAGCCAATATAAAAAACATTATTATTTTGTTCATATCTATTTATCTCTATTTCTTACTTGTTCCTGTATATAAACCAAACCAAGCAGCGCCAGCACCAACAACGATACTGATTAACCCACTTTGTTCCATACTAGGTTGTCCTAAATTCATATACCATATTACACATTTGTATAATAAGATTATGTAAACTGTTAAGAATAGTCTAGGGAATATTCTCCATGCGTCTACAGCTCTTGCCATATGTATTAATTTAGCATATGGGTTAATACCTAGGTCTTTGATAGACGTATCTACTTCTAGGTCAACTGTTATTTTTTGTTTAGGTTCTGCTACCTTTACGTCTTTTTTTACGTCTTTATTATTGATTTCATTTTCAATTTTAATTTCTTTATCCATTTTTAATCTCCCTTTGTCTTTTTTCGTTTTCTTCTTTAATATAATTAGTCAACATATTAACGTATATATCACGTTCCCATGGTAACATCTGTTCAATGTCGCTAATGCTATATTTATGATGTTGCATTAGTGCAAAATTAACTTCAAAGTACGCCTCTAGGCTATTATGGGTGAGGCCAATCCGAAAAAATCGTTGAGTCCTTCAAAGGTCACTTTACTTTTAACACCTGTCTTTGGATTTGTGACTTCTTGCTCATGTCTCAATCTAGGCATAGTGTCAAAGAATTTTCTAATTTTATCAAAAGCACCTTGTGGTAATTTCTCAAAAAACTCTTTCATTTCTTCTTTAGTTGTATCTACTCCAGGATAGATTTTCTCTCCTTCAAAGATTTCATGTACACAACTTAACATTAAATCAAATACGGTATCATAATCAGCGTCTTTTAGACTATCTCTGTTTATCATTGCCATCGTAGGATATTTGAGAACAACACCCAATTGCCTTTGTTCATCAATTACTACTTTGTTCGTATGTTCATCATCTACTTGTACCTCAATCTTTGATAGGTCAATTTCAACCTCTGCATAGGTTGACTTATCATCTGGACAAATAACTTTAAATTTAGAAATTTCACCAATTGACTTTGCTCTTATTTGTAAGAACATATACTCAATGTCAAACGTTGGTAAATTAGCTATATCTATTTTGTTAAATGTACATGCACCTAAAACTTTTTTAGTTGCCTCTGTTATTTCTTTTTCTTCACCTGACTCAAGAGCTATTAACATTATCTTTTCTTCTTTAACAAGAAAAGGTCTAAACTTCACTTTTAATTCTTGGGAAGGTAATGTCAATTCATATGTCGGTGTCTTTATTATCGGTAATGCCATAATATTATCTCCTTAATTATAAATTTAATGGTGGTAGTTTGAACGGTGGGAACGCTCTACCGCCGGTAATTTTACCTAACGGTACTCTACGTCTCAAATTGTTCAACACGTCTCTACCTGCTCGTCTCAATTCTGGTGGTAGTTTACCAAGTAAACCTCCTAATAAACCAGATTGTTGTTTCACTGTCGGTTTTCCAAATTTAGATTGACCAAGTTCAATATTGCCTTGTTTATCTAAAAAGAAATTAATCCAATACATGAATTTAAATGTGACTGAAAATGTTTGTACTGTATTCTCATCATGCGAATAATCTACCTTACTTATACTTGTAGGTAAACAATCAAACAATTGTACACCATAGGTTATATCGTCTCTCTCTTGTCTTGACGCAAATTGACCTAATTGGTATATTCTCATATCTGTCACGTAATTTTTGTAATAGTTCATATTGAAAGATTTTGTACTGAAAGCGGCACTTTGCCACATTTCAAAATATGATCTTTCTCTCATAAATTTGTCTGCATAAAACGTTGCTGTAATCTCTGAAGATTTAAAATCAATAGCAACATGTCTAGCTGGTGTATTACCATGTCTAACTTCTTTGGTAACTATTTCTCTATCAGGCATTTCAATAGCACTACAAAATGCTTGAACACGTTTACCATTTGCTATATGTACTTGATTCATATCTGATTGTGTATAAAATGAATCATAAGTTTCATCTGTCATTGTTGAAGATACTGAACCTGCTGAACCATCAGGACCACCACCTAAAGATTTAGGTAACATAAACTCAACATAAAATCTTGCCTTACGAGCAAAGCCTTCGGCCTCATTGACCATCGCCAATACTCTACCTGTTGTAGATTCAGGATTACCACCTTGTGTACGTTTTAATCTTTTATCACCTGTCACGTTGTCAAGTGATCTATCTCTCGGTATACCAATTCTAATATCGTATCCGCCTATTCTTTTACCGCCTCTTAATATCGCCATTAGTATGGTCTCCCTTTCTTAAATTGTGCTATTGGTAAATATACTGCTAAAGCAGCTTCATCATAATCAACTTTTAAAAACTGACTTCTAGTATGTGACCACAAATATTTCTTAATAGCATTTTTAGTTAATGGTAACTTTTTAATTCTATTATAACTGACATCAAATCTATTTGTACTATTTATTTTTGACCCTTGTACACTAAATCTACTTAATTGTGTCAATAGAGTAAATCTCTGGTTTGGTGGCAAATAGTGAAAATTAATACCTGCAAAACCACCTTTGATTGGCTCTAACGGCAACACTAACGGAAATATGTCATAGTACGGTAATGTCTGTTTATATTTAGGGTCATATACAAACAGATTTAATCTTCCAACACTAGGTCTACCAATTAATTTGCCTTGACCCATTAGTTTTCTTGCTGTCATTCTGGATGTAATAGTACCTACTGCTTTTCTATACCAAGACGCTGATTTAACAGCACCGTCTTGTTTATCAACCAGTGTATCTAATATGCTTATTGCCATGTGTATATTTATAACGAAAAAAGGGCTACTATTGCTAGTAGCCCTTTAAAGTATTTACACGTATATTTCTAAACGGAGGGAATGGTTTAGATTATGCTTCGTCCTCAGCTAATTTACTAAAGTAAGATAACGTATCGTCATCATCACTAGCCGATGGAGTACTAGGTGCTTCAGTACTTTTTACACTAGGTGCTGTTTGTGCTGGCGGGAGCTCATCACTATCAGCAGTTTTAGTGCTTCTTGTACCTGAAATTACCCTATTCAGTTTCTCTTTGAGTTCATCATAGGACTTAAAATTGTCAGGTGCTAAGAATGGTTTAAGAGGATATTGTTTTAACCAGATCGCTTTGATCTTGTCATCACTATCAGCAACTGGCGTCACTGCCTCAAATTCAGACTTATCGTAGTTCCAATAACCATCTACTTTTCTGATTTTTAGTTTAAAGTTTGCACCTTTCCAAAAATCAAATGGGTTAATTGGACTTTCGTCTTCAAAAGCCGGTTGCATAGCTTCAGTAATCTTATCAAAAATCTTTTTACCAAATTTGAATAAGAACACCTTGCCTTCATGCTCTGGATGTTTTGGGTCTGACATCACTAGAATATTTGAGTAATAAGAAAGTTTTCTTTTTCTCTTTCTAGCAATATCTTTATCACTATCAACACCAGTATTCCACAATCTTGTGTTTTCTTCGGACACAGGATCCTTTTGACTTAATGTTGTTAATGAGTTCTCAATATACCAGCCGCCTTTATCTTGGAAAGCATGAGACCAAACTCTCTGCCAAGGTAAATCTTCTCCCTCTTTGGCAGGTAGAAATCTGATTACTGCATAACCATTACCAGTTTTATCTAGTTCAGGTTTCCAAATTCTCTCGTCTTGATATTTGTTTTTGTTTGATTGATCCTCTGGATTGAGGTTCGATTCAAGAGCTTTAGTTAATTTGTCAAAGCCACTTGAAGATGATTTTAATGCTTCAAAATCCATATTATTTTCTCCTTTGTATTAATTGTATTATTATATTTGTGTTCCCTATATTATCGGGATCATTATTATTTATAAGTGTTTTAAATGTATTTACCAGATTTTAATCTTTTATGTGCTCTACCTGGCTTAACTAATCTATTCTCACCCTTTGGCCACCTCATTTCAATCTTCAATAAACTTCCATCGGTTTTCAAAATTTCTATATTGTGTCCATTAGTTTCACTTCTATCCCAATATCTGACATAGTTGTTAATTTTAATAGTTTTAGTTTTATTACTTTTCATAAGACTATTCAACATTTTTATACTCATAACACCTAATATAACACAAACTGACTATATTGTCAATGCTCCTTTAGCTTACTAGTGTTTCCATAGTAGGATAGTCAATATAGAAGACGTTTTTAAGGCCTTCCCACTCTTTAATTGGTTTACTAATATTATCACTGCCAGTATCAGCCTCTGGATTGACTTTATAAAACGTCACATCTGGATTGTTAACCATTAATGATTTCCATTGATTGATCCAATTATCTACTGGTACTTGTTGTTGTTCTTTTAGACCATAGTATTTGGTATCTTTGTATAGATTGTTTATCTTGTCATCATTACTAGCCATATCTTGGCCAATTAAAAATAGTTCTAAACTGATCTTCTCATCTGGTTTCTCTGCCTTTGGTTGTTTTTCTTTTAATATAGCAATTGCACCAGCAGTAGCGCCAGCAGAAAATCCCCAATCTCTTGGTTTCATTACATCGTCTATAGATTGTTCTTTACTATCTATTGAGCACCAACTAACATCTACAGCAGTATGATTTACATTTTTAGACTCTATGTCTTTGTTCTCTTTTAATATCTTAACTGCACCTGATATATTAGACCCATGCATTACAAACTCTTGGCAATCACCTCTCTCATTTGAGTTAATCAATTTGTTTTCTTTAACTACAGCCATTTCTTCAGCAGTTATTGAGGCGCCTGCATTTATAACAGACTCATATATTGGTGCTGGTAATCTTGTCCAACCTCTTAAATATGTTTCATTGTTTTGGCAATAACCACTATTGTATATTTCATGGCATATACCTTGATCAACTGCAACTAAAACATCTGGTGTAAAATCTCTATACAAGGCATTACAACCATATGTCCTACCTTTTTCTTTTAGATTATTTAAATTATAATTCTTACGACTTTCGCCATTACCTATTACAAATACACTAGACATAAGATTTTAAAATTCCTATCATTAATACCATTGCTAAACTTGTGTTCAGTACCATTAGAGCTCTGTCGTGCCATAGTATTCCTACCCATAACCAACCCAATGTACCTGCAAAACTGAAATATAAATCAAACATATGAAACGCACCACCACTGGCTCTGAAACACACTGCTGATAATATCAATATACAACTCAACCATTTTAAGTACCATGAAAAATCATGTAAAGGTGTTATTTTGTTTAACACTTTTTCTGATTTAACTTCTTGTTTAACTTCTTTTTTATTTCTCAATTTTACTATCGTCTTTTTTAAATTTGCTATTTCTTTCATATCTTTCCATAATCCATCATTCGTCATCTTCTTTATCCTTGTTGTTTAAAACGTACCAAATTATTGTTAACCCTATCGTCATCACAACAATACCAGTTAACAATAATCCAAATCCGTCGGCCGCTGTCAATTACTTAACTCCTAGACCTTTCTTCATTACATCATATACAATCTTTTTCCAATTGTAGTGTTGATCTACAGAGTTAACTACAATAATATTACCTGTGTCCATGTCCATTACAATCTGTTGACCAGCATGACCACCCATAGACCATACTACTCTACTCTTATCTATTCCAACAGGCGTCATATGAAATTGACCACCATATTCTTTAGTGTAAGATTCCATCTGTTTTAACTCAAAACCTGTTTTACTATTTTTAGTAATTCTGTTATCGTATAAAGTTCTTAAATAATCACCAATACAACTATCAGAGTTATAATCTTCTATAATTTGTTTTGCTATTCTTAAATAGTCATGTGACGTAGCATAAAAAGTAAATCTAGAATTTCCCTCTTTAAAGTCTGCTGACGACCATGTAGTCTTTTGAAAACTAACTCTATCTTTAACACCAATGTGATCTCTAAAGATTGAAGTTAAAAATGCCTCATATTCTTGAGCATTGTCAAACTTACTAATAAAATAATTGATTGCAACATGTGTTGCTAAAGCACTATAATTATATGGTACTTTGTCATCTTTTGTTGTACCTTTAAAATACTTATTCATAGTCACAGCAATAGAGTGTTTTTGAATAACTTGATCTGCTTTACCTTTGATAGCACCATCTGTACTAGTTTTTACATTACCAAAATTATATTCACCTACAAAGTTATGATCTCCTGCTTTCATGTTTAATATTTCTAACAAAGTATTGTCAGCATATAGTGTATCATTTAAAACATTCCAATCTGAAACTGATTGAGTCACACTACCAATATAACCTTTACAAACACCATGACCAATAACATATGAAACCAAACTTTTACCCATAGAATTTGATCTTAATAAGCCATTGTTTTTTTTGATCTCATCTGTATAATTAGATTTATCTACAATGATTTTACCGTCTTGATAAATTAAAACGTTAACTAGACCAGTTTTGTCATTGTTTTTTAATTCTTTATCTACTAATTTTGTGTACTTGTTTTCTTCTATTAGTTCAGTTTCTAATTTCTCATAATTTTGAGAACCATCTGAACCATATTGATATAATTTATACATCTGGTTAAAAGACTTGTGGTGGGCACTAGCTATGCTAGATAAACCAAACCATAATAAGATGTTTAGTGTGATAATAAATGTTATATATTTTTTCATAGTGTTTTCCCTTTTGTTATTGGTATAATATACACTATTTTTAACAAAAAGGCAAGTAAATAACAACCAGAACATTCAGCGAACAAACACGTCCTTTAACGTTAATTTGCACTCTGTTTGGTTGAATTTAACGAATTTCTTGTATTTTTTGAGTCTTTTTGAGAGTATAGGCCAAATAAATTTCTCTGTAATCTGTTTGTCCCAACGTTTGGCAAATCCTAGAAAATGGTCTAAAATTACCGTAGTCTGGAAGGCTATTTTTTTCTTAATAAGAAGTTGTAGCAACCGTGGATGCTGGCCAGTAGAACAGCCCAAGCCATCATCAAAAGAAAGAGAGCGAGCAGTGAAGTCATCATTAATCCGTAAGCAATCGCCTCTAAAGTGGTAACCAGTACCATCTGTATATTTTTTATAATTGAGATAAACTTGTTTTCCATCTTTTCTTAATAAATTACCGACCCATTGTCTATCGTCATCTAAAAAGTTAGCAACGAAGAAGTCTGTTATTTCATATTTATCGTATTGCTTACTTAACTTATGGAAGAAATATCTATCATTACGTTTGGTAAATGTCTCTAATTTACAATTGACTTTACCACCATAATTAAAATAATCATAATTATCTGTTGTAAAATGTAATTTTATTGCCAGATAAGTTTTAAATACTTCAAATCCATCATGCATTCTATACCGGTAGCGATCCTTGTTTTGGTATGTTTAATAATTTTAAATTAATCGCCTCTACTTTCAATTTTTCTTTTATCTGTTTATTGATAAATGAGTTTACCTTACCTGGGTCTAAATCTTTTTGGTCACATAAATGTATAATGGCGTCCATGTAAGATATCTTTTCTTTTCTAACGCAAGTTTCTATCTCTTGTGAGAAAGTCTTGCTGTTCATTTTGATCATTAATTTTCCTTTGTTTTTAGTTCAGTTCTATTAAACGTATGATACATAATACACGTTGACTCACCTGATGGTATATCAACCGTACCAACTAATTGATCTTCTTTTGAATACATTGAAATCATCATCACTGGCTCACCTTTTGGTTGAGCACCTGCTCTGCCTAAACTTGCGTTCTCTAATGTAAAACCTTTTCCTGAAATAAATTTGTGTACATAGTTTGGGTGTCCACATATTACAGGCATTGTACTAGGTGCTAGGTTAGGATTATTTTCGTATTCGTACTTTGGTTTTTCCTCTCCCGAGGCTGCTGTACATAGTAGTACAAACAGGAGGATTAATTTTTTCATTACACTTTTTTTCCATTTAGTTCCTCATAATGTTTGTAAAACGCTTGTATTGATTCACCTAATTTTTCTTCATAAGGCGCTCTTTGTTTTACAAAAGGCGTCATTGTACCGTCTTCGCCAGCAATTAGAATAACAAGTTGATCTATCTTTTCACCAAATAATTCTTCATACATGATTGAGTAAGCACATGTTTGTAAGAAATAATTCTCAATCCAAGACTCTTGTCTTTCTTTGTTTGCTGTTTTGAAGTCTATTACAGAAAGTTTACCGTTATACTCTGCAATACAGTCCACTTGGCCAGCAATGGTTAATTTTTTACTATACATTATCGTCTCTAGACAATGTATATTATTTATCTGATCAACGTATGGTTTTAACAATCTAAACATGCCTAAAGGTAACACACTTCTCTCACTTGGTGTTTCGCCTTTTAGATATTGTTCTACTAATGTATGTGTAGCTTTACCACGTCTGGCAGCTCTACCCATTTCCCAATTAGCAACGTCTTCACCTATACTATCTCTCCATTTTTGTAATTCTTTTTTCTTTTGAATACCAAGTACAGTAGTTATTGATGGATAGTTCTTACCGTTTATATCGTAAAATCTGAATCCATCTATTTTCTTACCCTTTGTTTTAGGTAATTTGTTTTTATCAAGTTCTATAAATTTAAATTTGCTCATAATGTTTTCATCCTATCATTTTTGCGTTATTTTGTCAAGCCTAATACACTTCGTCTATTGCCCATTGTCTTTCCTGACACCACCAACATGTACCACTACAACCAGGATCAGGTACAATACATGAAGCTGTCATATCTAACAGATCGTCAAGACCATGGTCAGCATATGATTGTATTATAAATCTCTTATCAATTGTCTTATATGGTGCTAAATCGTCTTCTTGTTTATTCAATTCATCCCAATATAAACCACCAGGCAAACGTACTAGTTCGTCTGGATGACCTTGTGTCTTGTTAAATCCTTTTTGTATGTCTTCAGGTGGACCCATTGATATACCATGAATAGTATAATCAACTATCTTTTCTTCTAACATAACTGAAAATGGTTTAATGTAAGTATGTTTGGTTGGTGCTTTACCACCATCTGTATCAAATACTACTGATAAAGGCCACTTGATATTAACAAATGGAAATTTATTTCTAATGTAGTATATGATTTTAGGTATCTGTTGTCCGTCACCAGGTGCCCATAGGTCAAGACCATTGTATGGTTGTATAGTGATATTTAAATCTTGTTCATTAATAGTATTTGCAATAAGATAGCACAACATGGTACTATCAGCACCACCTGACATGGCAACTGCAACAGTTTTATCTTTAAACTTATCAACATCTTCAAAGATGTTTATAGTTCCAAAATTGTTCTTATACTCCATAATATAATCATATTGACCTATACAATTGGTAATGGTCGTTAATTAATGCCGAGGATTCTCTTAATTTATCTCGGTCTTGCCTTCAACTAGGTTTGTATTCAGCATAACAAGTTTTACCAGTTTCATTTCTGTATGCTCGTAAAATTTGTTTTCTGTTATCTTCACTCTTATATGAACAGTGAATCCACCCACTGTTAGGTTCGTCTAACTTGTGGTATTCCAAGATCATCTGGTCAAATTCTAGGTTTTCTGATATCCATTTACATAATTCAGCGTTAGACAATCCAAAGATTTCAAAATCCGCCGCCTCTGCTTTGGCGTGCTGTGAATTTTTGCTTGAGCCAATTGCCTCACATAACTCTACACTACGATACCCACTGGATACTGATACCACTTTGCCATAATGATCTCTTACTTTTTGTAGTACATTTTCACATAGTAGTTTTAACTTTTCAATCTGGTCTTCGTTAGGGTTATTATTAATACCCTTACGTTCAGCTGTTTGTGAAGCTGTTAATTCTTTTAAACTAAAATTATTACTTAATTTCATTTTATCCTCTCGTTATTTTTAATACTTTCTCTATCTGTGCCTTAATAATAGGACCTCTGTTAGGCCAATGTATGTAAGGTTCAGTTGTTTTCTGTAGATTGTATAAAAAAGGTAATATTATCTTCTCTAGTTCTTTAAATTTCGTTTTTGTGTCTTCGTCTGAAATTTCTTTTGTGATAGTATCCTTTTCTGCCACGATTTGCATTATTTCGTTCATCATGGACTTTATAGATGAAACGTCTGTCTTTACCTTAGCTATTTCTAAACTAGCGTCTTCCATTGGTTTTGTATCAACCACTGGTACTTCCTGTTTAGGCATAGATGATACAGGAGTCATTCCCCAATCATCGGTAAGGTCAAAACCTCTCATGTAATCTGGTAAATCTTTAGCCATTTATTTTTTCCCCTTTGCTTGTCTTTTTAGGTGTTTCTGTACAACATTTCTTGTTGCAATTTCTTTAGCTGATCTTTTTCCATATCTCTCAGCTAATGCACTAGTCGGATGTTTTTCTGCAATACGTGATAAGTTGTCTTTCCAACCACCATCGTTCTTCATATTGACACCCATTACACCACCGGATATATTTATGACTTGTGGTACTTGGATTATGTGCTTATTTTTACTTAAATATTCTTCCATTTCTGCAATGGTCATCATTTCTGTATATTCTTTTTTAGTTCTTTTATTTTTAAACGTGTATATTGGCACTTGCTAACCTTATTATTCTTTGTATTAATTCGCCTAGACCATTTTGTCTTTGCATTGTTAATAACTCTCTGATACCTAATGGTACAAAACTATCAACTGTTAACTCGGCAATTTCTGTTGCTTGTTCATTGTTAACAATATCGGTAACCACTTTGGCAGTACCTCTAGTTATATGAGCGTCACCATCAACTTTATATATCATTGTACCATCTTCTTGTTTACCACCAATTATCCATAACTTACTGGCACAACCTCGTATTCTATTCTCCTCTGTCTTAACCAAATCAGGTAAATCTTCTACCTCTTTTGCTTTGTCTACCAAGTATTGCAATCTATCGTGTCCTTCTAATGTTTTTAATAAATCACCTGACTCTTTAATCTTCTCTACTAATTTGCTCATCAAAATTCTTTTTTTGTTCGTTATTCATTATATTTTTACATTTACTACTGTCACCTAAACACTCAAAGAATTTATCCATTGCATTTAAAGTTGGTTCTTTTTTAGCACAACCAGTTAACACTAATAATATAATTAATACTCTTATCATTTATCCTTAAAATACTTATTCAATCTATCCGGTTCGTCTCTATGTTTGTTTTCTGGATCAAGACTATCTTTCTTTTCTGTAATCACCGGCCACTGTCTTGACCATTTATCGTTAAATGCAATCCACTTTTGTCCTTCTTCTTCCATGTCTGATAATATCGCTCCTTCAGGACACTCTGGCTCACATACTCCACAATCTATACACTCATCAGGATTAATTACTAACATATTCTCTCCTTCATAGAAACAATCTACAGGACAGACCTCAACGCAATCAGTGTGTTTACACATAATACATTTGTCATTAACACTGTACGCCACTTATGCATTCTTCCTTTCATCATAATATTTTTTAAAACCTTTGTCTTCAAAATAAAATGCTATATCTTCAGCTGGTACTTGATCTGATACTATACAATCATATAGACTTTCATATGAATGTGGATGTGGCCAAGAATCACAAACTCTGTTATTTTTTTCTTTTCTTTTTCTTTTCATTTAGTATCCTTCCATAGTTAGGCCAACCAAATTTATCTGGAGACTCATCTGTATATCTCCAACGAATAACTCCTGTATCAGGATTTCTTTCATATATCTTTTCTTTCTTTTT